CTCTTATTCTCAGCTATTCCACGGTGCCTTTCCGATGTCCTTCTCGCTGTACCCCGCGTCGAGATACAGCCAGTCCTTTTGCTTCTTGTTCAGCTGCATTTTGTTGATCGCGTCCATCACCTTGGCCTTTTTACTGCCGTTGATGGTCTTACCGTTCTCATCCTTATCGGCGGTCAGATCGGCCGTCGCGTCCTTGTACTCGGCATAGGTCTCGGCGCTGATGCCCTGCTTCTGCGCCTCCTGCGCTGCCGCATAGCTTCTCGACGAGCGGGACAGGTCATCGTGCAGCCGCTCTTTCTGCTCGTTCGTCAGCTTGAGCTTGCGGACGAGCTCGAACTGCGCTGCCTCACGCTCGCCGTCGGTCAGGCTGTCGTCCTTGTCGATCTTGCGCCACTTCTGGATCGCGTCGTAGATGACCTCGCGGTCCGCGCCCATGTCGACGAGCTCCTGAAAGGTCCGCGTCTGCGACGCGCTCAGTCCGCCGTCGTTCGCTGCATAGAAGTCACGCGCCTCGCTCAGCGCGTTTCTGCCGAACAGCATCGCTTGCAGCACGGTCGAAAAATCGGGATTGACTGCGTATTGCAGCCGCTCATTGTCACCGCTTCCCTTATACGTGCCGCCGCGTGCCAGCGTCTCCGCGCCCTGCGCCGTCTTCTCAAGCTGCCGCCCGCCGGGGAGCGTGTCGCCCGCAATACCCATGAGCTGCCGCATGATCTCGCTGCCGAATCCCTCCGTGTCGCCGGACGCGGCGTCCGAAACGGCGCCGCCGATTCCCTTTGCCGTACCATAGATATCCGGCATCGGCAACGTCTGGTCGCCCAGGCCTAACAGGCCGGACACGTTGCGCACATACGGAACGTCGTTGCTGACGTTGTAGATCGTGTCCTCGGTCGCCGCCGCAAGGTTGAATTTGCCGTTACCCGCGTCCTCGTCCGTGCCGAAGAGGCGTTCGCCGGTCATCTTCTGCCACACGTCGTCAACCCACACGCCCAACTGCTCGTTGGTGCTCAGTCCGTTGCCGGACGCCAGAAAGCCCGTCAGTAGGCCCAGCACGTCGAACTGCGCCGGTGTGCCGCCGTACAGATCCTCGTCTACACGGTTCAGGACGAACGCGCCGAGCAGCGTTCCGACGATGATGCCCGCCAGCCGCCGCGAGGCTTCCTTCTTGCCCAGCTTCTCCTCCATCTCGCGCAGCCCCGGCCCGAAGAGATCCTGCGTCACGTGCTCCCAGCTGTTCAGCGCTTCCACCTGGAACAGGTTCACCATCTGCGAAATAAGGTTTTTCGACTGGAATGTCAGCGGCGCCGTGCCCTTCGAGCGCGAGCCCATCATGTCGCGGCCCCAGCGGTCCGCCGCACGCAGGGCGTCTTTCTCGCTCTTGCCCTCGGCGAGCTCCTTGCGGTACTTGCCGCGCACCGCGATCGAGCTGACGAGATAGTCCATCCGCTCAAGCGGCCAGAACAGCGCCGCCGTGAACTTGTCGCCCTTCGTGCTTGTCAGGTAGCGAATGCCGCGTTTCTCCGTCAGAAAGTCGCTCCTGTCGGCGAAGTCGCCCTTCGCCTTTCCGCGCGCGATGTCCCCAATCGCCTCGGCGACGTACTTCGGCCCCAGCTCGCCCGCGATCATCGGCAGCTGTGCCGTCTGGTTCAGCGCCGACGAGAGGTTTCCCGCCACGTTCGCGCGGGCAAACGTGCTCATGAGCTTGCGCCCCACGTTCAGCGACATGCGCCCGACCTCGCGCTCCATACTGCGGTCGTTGAACAGCTGCTTGCCCGCCAGCTTGTTCGCGTAGTCATCCAGCCACGTGACAAGATCGCCGTATTTCGTCGTCTGCGTCACGTCATCGAATAGGCTGTCGGTGTACTTCTCCATCGCCTGGTTCATGGCTTGATAGCTCATTTTTGCGCTGCTGTCAATGATACCATTCGTTTTCAGGAACAGCTCTTTCTCCTCCGCCGTTGCGAATTTCAGGTCTTCTGCCTGCTGGATCTGCGCGCTGATCTCGTCCGGCGCATACTTCTTGCGGAAGTATTTCGACGCTGCGCGTGTGCGCATGATATCGTCCGTGTGATACAGCACGTCGCTCAGATAGTCGACGTACTTCTCAAAGCCCTTCTGGATGTCATAGTCCGTGCTCTTGCCGTTTCGGTGCTGGAAAAAGGGATTGTACCGCTTGTTCGGCTTGAATTCCTTCGTCAATCCCGCGATGCTTGCTGGCAGCTTGCCGACCTCGGCGCCCAGATCAACGCCGATGGCCTTGAGCGCCCGCTCGAGCTTGCCGCTCTCCGCCTCTGGCTGGAAGTGCGGCGCGTAGCCCTTGATAAAGCCGATGGGCTCGTACCCGTGCGCCATGAGGAAGTCGTTGATTGCAGCGTAGAACTCGTTGTAGAGCCCGCTGTATTTCGCCGCCGCGTTCTCGACCCTCACGCGGTCGGCCTCGCCGCTGTCGAGCTCCCTCTTCGTCTCGAGCCAGTCCGCGTATCGCTGTGCCAGCTCGCGCTCCTCCTTACCGTGTAGACCGAACTCCTGCGCCGCGTCTTTCATCTCCGCACCGTCGAGCAGATTTTCCGCCGCGTGGATGATCTGCTGCTTGATCTCGCTCTTGCCGACCATCTCCTCGACGGCCTTGCCCTCGATGGAGAGCTGCGCCAGCGCCCGCTCGCGCTGCGTCAGCGCCTCCTCCTTGCCGTCCTTGCCCTTGAAAGTGCGCACCTCGTCGTGCATTCGGTTGACGAAGCGCTTTCTCTCCTGCTCGTTGACGTAGACCGGCTCGAAGATCGCCTCGTTGATCTTCTCCCCTCGCTTCCAGCCGAAGATCGCGCGCATGCTGCGCTGCGGCGTACGGTGGTACAGGGCGAAACCGCTCTCCGGCGAAATTCCCTTGCCGCTTTTCTCCTTGGTGAATTCGCCGTCAAAGTGCTCGTCGAAGAGGTCTTTCATCTTCTCCTGTAGGTTCTCGTTGATCTCCGCGCGGCGCTGCCGGATGAAGTCGGTCGACATAGATTGCTCGGCGCTGTAATAGTCGGCCAGCTCTACCACCTTGCCGCGGTTCATCGTCGCAGGGATATCCGCCTCGTCGTACAGTCCGGATGCGATGTTCAGCGCGAAATTCTGCTCCTTCGGCGTCGCGCCCAGGCGCTTAATGGCCTTGCGCGTCTCGCGCTGGATCGTCTTCGCTGCTCGGTCGTTCGCGATAAGCTGCTCAACGTTGCTGTAATCGCCCGCGCTGTTCTCAATCTTCACACCCAGCTTCTCGAGCGCTTCCGTGCCCTTGAATTCGTCCTTGCCCTTGTCGCGCAGCCGCTCGGCCTTTTCCGCCGCCTGCTGCGCGCTCCTGCCGGAAAGATAGGCGTCCAGATTCGGGAATTCCTGCATGTTCGGCTTCTTGCTGCGCTCATCTTTCACGCGCCGCACGGCCTCCTGCACGCTTTGCGGCATCCGCGCCAGCTCCTTATCCCACTCGCCGCCGTCTTCATCTTCCGCCGAGAAGCGGATATCCTGATTCTCTGTCGGCGTCTTATTATCCGCGTTCTTGAACTGGTTGCTCTCAAACGCGACATAGACCGTCGCATCATCATACTTTCCTTTGACGATGTACCCGTCGTAGCCGAGTGCCCTGCGCGCTGCTTTCGTGGTCGCACCTGCTCCCGCGCCGCTGTTGGCGACGTCTGCAAGGATCTCGGAATCGGAATCGCTGGTGCTGTAAATCTGCTCCACCGTCGCAGCGAGCGCACGGTTGTACCATGCTTTCGACGGATAGCCCATGCCGCCCGTCGGGTCGTAGTTGATGACCACGTCATCGCCGGTCGGGTCAACCGCTTTGAGCAACTTTTTGAGCTCAGCCTTTGTCATCGTCACTTCGCTATCCGACAGCGGCTTGGAGATGTTCAGATAGCCTTCCAACAGCTGCCCGCCGTCGCGCTTGTAGCCCTCGGCCATGCTGCGGTTATCGGTGAAGTAGAAACCCTGACCCTCCATACTCCCGTGCATACTCATAAAGTCTGCCGAGAATTCTGTGAATTGTGTCTGGCTGCCGTGGTATACGGGAATCAGTCGCCCGTCTTCGTCGCGTACTTCGCTGTCCTTGAAGTATTCCCGCTGCTGCATAGTCAGCTCGCGGCCCGCACTGTCGGTCCCATCTTCCAGCGAAAACCGCGTCTTCGGCTTGACGTTCCCGCCGTTTTCAGATACACTTTCCGCAGAAGAGGCGGCACCGCCGGTATCGACGTCCTTTGCGGACGATTCTCCGGTCTTGAACGGTTCCGTCTCTTCGCCCATGATCTGCCTGCGGATTTCGTCGCCCAGCGTCGGCGACTTGACATCGCCCTGGCTCTGTGATAAAATCGCGCTCGTAAGGTCAGCAGCGTATGCCACCGGCTCGGTAATTTTAATACCGACATTGCGGAGTAACGCTGTGGCCTTATTTTTGTTTCCGGCAATAATTTTGCTGTCCTTCGCGCGCAGGCCTATCCAGTTCGCAAAGCCCTCTCTGCCATACATGGTTTTAATTTCATACGCGCTTCTGCCGTCCACGCTTCCGTTCGGGTTGATCCCGATCAAGAGCGGGGCGGCTTTTTCGCGCGCTGTATCGACTGTGCGCCCGGGAATGACCGAAATGCGGTCGCCCTCGACAATAATCATTGCAGGATCTTTCAGCATATCCGGCAGGTCGCGAATGATATCTTCTCCAATCCCGTGGGCGGAATAGTTCTTGTTCGCACCCTCTTTTCTTGTGATCTTCTGCAAATTGCGCTTGAGCATGAAGAATGGCTTGCCGCCGAGCCCGAGCGCATCCGGTGAGCCGTCGGCGCCTGTTACATAAATATCGTCGCTTCTGCCGACGGTTTTCAAATCGCCCTCGTAGAATGCGTCAATCTGCTCTTGATACGGGATATCCTGTGTGCGCTGGACACTGTACCTCTCAGGCGGTCCTCTGCTCTTTACCTCATCCACCGCGCGCAGCGTCAGGCCTTCCGGCTCGCTCGCCGGATGTTCCGCCGCTTCCGCCGCGCGTTCGATCGCGTCGACCGCCCGCTCGTGGTAGCGGCTCGCCCTCTGGCCGTAGCTGTCGATGCCTGCGTAGGCATCCTCCATGATCTCTTCCCACACGTAGAGCTCGCGTTCTTCCGCCGTCATGCCGACATAACCGTTCGTCAGCGGCTCATAGCAGCGCTCATAGACTTCGTAGATGCCGCGCCAGTCCGCGCCGCCGCGCACCGTCTCCATGAAGGCGCGCACGTTTTCTTCTTCCGTGATGAGGTGCCCGACCTCGTGCTTGCCGATCTCCGACGCCGTGCGCTTCTCACCGTCCACGCGCAGCACCATTTCGCCGCTCTCGCGGTTGATGATGCCGCGCACGCCGACTGGCCCATTCTCGGTCTCGACCTGCAAAAGGCCCGTCACCATCGTCACGTGCTTCACGCCCTTGCCGCGTGCCCAGTCCGAAAAGCCGCGCAGCTCGTCGTCCCAGTCTTCCTCTGGCAGCACGTGCAGCGTCTCGTCGCTCGTGCCGCCCTGCACGCCCAGTGCCACCGCACTCGTGAGCGGCTGCTCCCACGCGATCTCTCGGCGCCGCTGCGTCAGCTCTCGGTTTCCGCGCCGTCCTTCCGCTGTCGTGCTGCGTAATTCGCCAACTCCTCCGGCCCCAGGCTCAGAAGGTCGCCGTCCTCTGTCTCCACCGTGTAGATCGTTTTCCGCTGCCACGGCATCGGCACGCTGCCCGGTGCCTTCGGCAGGCTCAGGCCCTCCGGCATTTTCTTCCTGTCGTCCATAGATTCCTCCGTTCCGCCCCTCCGGCATGTCGTAGATCGGGAGCTCTTCGTGTGTCCGCTCGCTCATGTCTGCGCCGGGGATGGCTTTCTTTGCTGCAATGTATTCTTCGTTCGGTGCAATGTGCTGCCCGTGGATATCTGTATAGCCGTTTGTCAGCATGTCGTCCAGCAGCAGCTCCACGCGCTTCGCCGCCGCGAAGTTTTCCTGCCCGTGGTTGTGGATGATCGCACTCAGCGAGCGGTCGATGTCGTCGTAGCGCACGCCCTCGTCATCCAGCAGCCGCGTGATGCGCTCGCTCACGCCGCGCTTGGTGCGGATGTATTCGTCGTCGCCCGCCTCGCGGCTCGTCCGGCGGATGAGCTCGCCGCCCTTTTGGGCAAAGCTCATCTCCTCCTGTAGGACTGCCGCCGCGTCCGCGTAATAGCTGTGCAGCTCGGGGTGGTCGAACTGGAAGGCGTTCACGCTTCGCTCGCCCACGCTCGCGCTGTCGCGCCGGTCGATGTGCTGATCCTCATTCACGCGATAGATATTCTCTTTCGCGTCCACGGCCAGCGTGCCGTCTTTCAGTCCGTCTTCAACCTTCTGCGCGTTCTGCTCGTTGCTGTACTCAAGAAGATTCACGCGCTTGCCCGCGTCCAGGGCGTCCGCTTTTCCCTCTGCTGCGCCCTGTGCGGCGTTCGGCTGTGTGGGCGTCAAATTACCCTCGCCCATGCCCTGCGCGCTCTCAGGCGTCACCGCAGGCTGTGTGGGCATGGTGTTCTGCTGCCCGACGGTTGGCGCGGGTGCCGGTTCGGTGTTCTGCATCACCGCCGCGGCACCCGGCGCGCGCGGAGAGATCGGCGCTGTCGGCGCGTTCTCCTGCATGGCGCTCATGCCGCCGCCCGTCTGCACGGGTGCGATGCTCCCGCCAACCGGCGCGACCGGCGCAAGACCGGATGCGCCCGTGCCGATGCCGCCCGCACTCACGTTCGTGTATGGGAGCATTTCGCCGTAGATGCTCAGCAAGAACTCCCGCATTGCGTCGACTTCCTTCTGCGCGCCCACCACTTGCAGGTCATCCAGCGTATAGCGCATCTTGTCCACGGCATCCATGACGGACTGTGCGCCCGCCGCCTTCTGCTCCGCCGTCGCGCGCGGGTCCTCAATGATGCGCTTGGCGTAGTCGTAGCGCTCCTTGGCTGCGTCGTTCAGCTCGTTCATGTACTTCTTGTTGCGCCCCGTGATGGCAGCGGCGTTGATGGCGCTCGAGATCGCGCCGAAGGCAAAGGCCGTCAGCGCTGTCTCGCCGATAGCTTTCCAGTCCGGCGCGTAGTCTTCGTCGGTCATCGCCTTGGAGAGCTCGCTCGCGCCGGTCTCGCCCGCCGCATAGCCGACCGCCGATGCGCCGCCGAGCGCGATGTTCGGCAGGACGTAATTCTGCTTGCCCGCCGTGCGCAGCAGCTTGAGCCCCGCCGCGTTCACGCCCTTGGAGAGCGCGCCGCCCGCCGCCACGCCGAGCGCCGATACCGTCGCGCGCAGCGTCGCCTTTTCCGCGTCGTACTGCTCGCCCGCTTTGCGGCGGTAGTCCGCCGCGTTCCCGCCGGCCACGGACAGCGCGCGCCCCGCGACATCCATGCCCGGCGCGACCATGCGTTCCGCCGTCTGCAAGCCGATCTGCGTCGCCGCCGGAACGATGCTCAGTGCAACTTTTTTGATGCCCTTCGTCCCCGCTGTGCTCTCCTCGCTCAACTTTTGCGCAAAGGAATAGCCCTTGTCAGCCGTATCATACAAGCTGCTCGCCGTCTTCTCGCCGCTCTCGATGACCTTGCCGTACTTCTCGCGCTCGCTGCGCGCGATCGCAAGGGCCTCGTTCGTCTCCTTGATGTCCTGCGCCGTCATCGTCGGGTCTTTCAGCGTCTTTTCCAGCGCCGCAATCTGCTTGTCAAGCGTTTCCGCTTGCCTACGATAAACTCCGCTCATCTCCGTGCCGCCGCGCCGGTCCGTCGCCACGCCGCCGAGGTTTGCAAGGTTCGCGCCCTCGGAGACAAGGCCGCTTTCAATGCCCTTGAGCACCCGCTGCCCGAAGGTCTGCTTGCTCGCCTGTCGGCTGGCGCTTGGCGTGGTCTGCTTGTCCAGCTCGTCCGCGTGCTCGGTCTCGCGCGTCGTCTTCCTGCTCGCGGCGATGCTGCGCTGCTTCTCCGCGCCGGGAATCTTCGTAATCTGGATGCGCCCGCTGCTGCCGCTCACGGCGCTGCCGCTGCTTCCCTTTTTCTCCCCTGAATAGTCTTTTGCCGAGGGCGCGCTTTTCTGCGCGCCCTCGGGCTTGATTTGTGTGATCTTAATTGCCATATCGTCACCTCATCAGAACGTGATGTTGAATCCGTTGGCTTTCAGCTTTCGGGAAATTTCGGCCTTCTCCTCGTCCGTCAGCGCCGCGCGGTCCAGCGCCGCCGCAAACGCCTCGGGCGAATTGAACCGGTAGCCGTTCCACGTGAAAATGCCCTCGTCCGGATCGTAGCCGAATTTCGTTCTCCCGCTGCCGCTGCCGGTGTAGCCGTACTCCGATGCGAGATAATCGTCGTTAAAGCCGTTCCTTTTCAGCACGTTCACGACCTCCTGCGTCAGCTGTCCGGCCTTCGCCATCGCCTTTGCGGTTGTCAGGCTCATGTTCGTTCCGCCGCCGCTCGTCCCGCCGGACCGCCTCGTGGTCCCGCCGCTTCTGCCGCTCGTCTTCGCAGCAGCCTGCGCCGCCTGCTGCTTGTAGTAGTTCTCGAGCGCCTTGACGTACTCGCTCTCGTACCCACTCTTGCCGATGAGCCCCGCGCTCGGCGACGCGCCTGCTTGCAGCATCGCGTCGACCTGCGACCGGCTGAGCTCCTGATCCTGCTGCTGCTTTTCCTTGATCCCGTCCAGCACGCCGAGATAGCGGTTGTACTCCGTGTTGTCCTGCCCCTGCAAATTGCCGAGGTAGTCCTGCAACCGGCCGTACTCGCCGAGATAGTTGTTGTAGTCGAAGTTTCTGTCGGTGTTGAACTGGTTCAGCCGGTCAAGATGCTTCGCGTAGTCCATCTGCTCCTGCTGGTTCACCGCGTTCAGGTCGCTCAGCTTCATCTGGTAGTCCTTGAGATACCGCTCGTATGCCTGCTGATAGAGCGTTGGGATCACGTCGGAGAGCTTCGTCGCGTAGTAGTCGCCCGCCTGCGTCGCCGCGTTCACCGCGAACGAGCTTGGCCGCCCGCCGCTCGCAGCGCTCGCCTGTGCAAGGGCGTTTGCCGTTGCGCGCTCTCCCTCGCGCAGATACGTCTTTTTGTAGCTGCCGTACTGCGGATCCGTCTCCTTGCTCCACGAGAACGGATCTCGCTTGAGCGCCGCGTCCAAAAGTTCCTGCTGCTTCTGTTGGAAGCGGTTTTCGTAGCTCGGCGCGCTGCCGTATGTAAACGGCTTGAACGAGCCAATCTTGTCGAGCGTCTCGTCGATCTTCGGCGCGTACTTGCCGTCGCTCACGTACTGGCTGCCATCCGCACCGGCAGTGTAGTTGCCGTAGCTGCTGCGCAGCTGGTTTGCCTTGGCGTTGATGAGCGCGCGCTGCTCCGCCGTCGTCGCGCCCGCGTACTGCTTCTTGAGGTCGAGCACGCTCATGCCGAACTCAGGGTACTTTTTCGCAAGGTCGAGATCGTACTGCGAAAAATTCACATTGCTGCCGCTCGCCGCCTTTTGAAAGTCATCGTATGTATACGCCATTTTCTTCTCCTCTCTGCTTGAATTTTTACTGTGGTCCGCGCGTGCTCTTGAGCTCGCTGCCCGCGTAGTATTCGCGGTTCATCGAATAGACGCGGCACTCGCCCTTGCCCTCGATGCGGATACGGTAATGGTCCGCGCGCCGCGGCACAATGGGCAGGTAATAGCTGCGCTTTCGTTCCGGTTTCAGCGTTTGCCCGGCCTGCACCCACTTCCCGTCGGAATCAAACTGCATCAGCACCTTTACTTCGGCCCCCGCCGCGACCTCGATGCGCACCCACAGCTTGGCGATGCTCTTCTTCACGCCGTCGTAGCTCGTACTTTGGCTCGAGCCCTTTTCCGTGAAGTCGCCCGTCTCGGCGAACCACGTGAAGTCTTCCTCGTCCGTGCAGCCCTCCGGCGCGTCGAGAATGTTGCCCGTCAGCGTGATCTCGCCCTCCGCCGTCAGGAAATAGGTATTCCCTTGATAGCGGCAGAAGTACGTCGCGTGCGTCTTGTCCTCGATGTGCCACATGCCCTTGCGCGTGTCGTAGACGTAGAGCTTCCAGTCCCCCGCCTCGTCCTGTGCGCTCAGATAATACTTGAGGCCATCGCTCCCCGCGCGTCCGTTCCGCAGCCTCGTCATGCCAAAGGCGTCGTGCAGGCTCTGCGGGATGCCGCCCGAGTAGATCATCACGCCGGAATTGGAGAGGTACAGCAGCCGCTCGCCCGCGATGGCGATGCTCCCGCCGCAGCCCTTGGCAACGCCCAGCGTGGCCGAGCCCATCACCTCAAAGTTGGACGGAATGCTGCCGTACACCTTGTAAATGTGGTCCTCCTTGAAGAACACCGGATAGCCGAGGAAACTCACGCACCCCGTAAAGTCGCCCGCGCTGCCCGTGTCCACGGCGTAGCTGTCGGTCTCAAGGCCCTCGAACACGTTCCAGTTGAAGGGATCGCCGAGCTTGCTTGCGTAGATCGTCCGGCCGTCGCAGCCCCACAGCCGGTTTTCGTTCTCACACAGGTATTCTAAGTCCGGCACCGTGCGCCGAACCGTCAAGTTTCCCGTCTCGGTGTATTCTGTCGTGCCGTTGTCGCCGTCCAGCTTGAAGACGTTTTCGTAGAAATACATCTTGTCGCCATCGATCTCGCGGATCACCGGCGTCTTGTTGTTCTCTGTGTGCTTTGTGCAGCCAGAGATCGTCACCGCGTCGCCCGCCTTGAAGTAGTCGCTCCATGCGACGCCGCTTGCCTGAATGGTGTTCGCCTCCGCGGCCTCTTCATAGAACTTGCCGTTCGTAAACGTCAGGCTATTGCCGCTCCACGTGCTCTCAAGGCTGCCGAACTCGCCCGATACCGTGTTGTAATACGCCTTGTCCGGCAGGATGATGATATAGGCCCCGATGGCGGCGAAGCGCTTCTCGCCCGCCGTCACGTCGCCTTTTTTCGCGCCGCCGTAGTAGAAGGCCGTGCCCTCCGCCCACGCGAGCGCATCCCACGCGAAAAGCCCGCCCGGATTTACAAGATTCTTGTAAATTTTGCGCTTTACGCGCGTCGAAAGCACGGGATAGTAGTCGCTCGTCAGGTTTTGCATGTCCCACAGCCCGCCGTCTCCGGCGCCCAGATTGTGGTCAAGGCCGTAGAATTGCAGCTGCCCGCGCTTGCCGATGCCGTCGGCATACGGGACCTCCGGCAGCTTCATTTGGCCTCACCGGCCTTTTCCGGCTCCGCCGCCTGCTTGTCCTGCGTGTCGCCCTGCGTCGGCTCCTCCGCCGCGTCGCAGATCGTCGCGATATTGCGAAGCGACTGTCGCACCGCTGCCACCACATCGACGGCATCGCCGTTGACGTTCAAAATGCCGATCAGGCGCATCGCGTGCGCCGCTTCCTGCTTGATCTTTTCATTCATGCTCTTTACCTCCAATTGGGTTGCGAATAGCTCCCGTAATTGTTGACCGGTCGAACCGATAGCCAATTTGTGTTGTAATACGTCCCAATGTTGACGATCGCACGGTATCTCTTCCAGTTTGGGTTATAATACGTCCCGACGTTGATGACCGCCTTCGCGCTGCCTCCGCTGCTGCCGCCGCTGTACGTCGTTGCCGTGCCGGAATCGCTGTAATCTGAGACGATCCACGATCCGCCCCAGTAGTACATGTTGCATATCCATTCGTATGTCGTCCCCGGCGATAGCCCTGTTATCGTGCCGACAAAGGTGCTCGTCCCACCGCCGACCTCGCTCGAATCGAACGAGAACGTCCCGACGCCCGTGATGCGGATGTCGATTGAGCGCTTATACGTGTAATCCGACGCGCCGCCAGTAAACCGTGCGTAGACGCTAAGCTGTGTCCCGTCTCCGTCGACCGGTGACAGCGTACAATAAAAGCTCGCCATGCCTTACTCCTCGATGAAAAACACCGTGCCATACGGCGCGCGGCTCGGCGGCGAAGCGCCGAACATGTAGTTGCCGCTCAGCACCAGATAGCCGCCGCCGAGCGAGACGACAGGGTAGTCGCTGGCATCGTCTTTTCCAATCAATGCAAACGGCCCCAGCTTGGATTCAAGAAAGATATTTCCCGCTGCGTGCATCTTCATGCCACCATAGGTCGCCGTCAGACCGACGCCGACCTGCCCCGTGCCCGTGTAGGCCAGATCAAGGCTGCCGACAGGGGTATTTCCGGCCAGCAGGCTCACGCTCCCGCCGCGCAGCGCGCCCGCCGTCAGCGTGCCATCGATGTTGACCGACTTGACGTGCAGGTCGACCGTTCCTGTGCTCGCGATCTGCGCGCCGTTGTAATTGAGCTTGAAGATCGTGCCGTTCTCGCCACTCGTCGCGCCCAGTGTGAAGCCGGTCGCGCTCTGGTCGAAGATGCTCTGCGCCTGCGTCGCGTCGATCTTGGTGCTCACCGTCGCACGGATGCCGTTCACGTCGACCTTGATGTTTGTGATCGCGCCGTCGAGGTTCGAAATGCTCGCCTGTAAGCCCTTTGCTGTCGCTTGCAGTTGCGTGATGTTCCCCTCGGCGTCGCCGATGCGCGCGGCGAGACCGTCTGCTCTCGCGCCGAGTTGGGTAATGTCGCCCTTGGCGTTTTTGATCTCTGCCGCAAGGCCGTCCGCCCGTGCGCCGAGTGATGTAATATCTCCCTTGGCGTTGCGGATCTCGGCCGCGAGCCCGTCTGCCGTCGCGCCCAGCTGCGTGATGTTCCCCTCGGCGCTGCTGATGCGCTCGCTCAGCCCTTGCGCCGTGATGCTCAGCTCATTCACGTTCTTGTTCGTGTCCTCGATCTTGGCATAGATCGGTTCGCGAATATTCTGCAAAAAGCCGTTCATCGCCGCCTTGTTCATGTTCTTCAGGTCGAGGTTCCTCAGCGTGTAGCGCAGCTGCTCAACGAGCATGAAGAGATAATCCTGCATCGTCTCGATCTTCTCACCGTCGCTCTCTTTCTGCGTGAACGACGGGAAATTCGTGTCGATGTATAGCCAGTTGGAAGGCATTCCCTCCTTCCCTCCTTTCTTCCCGGGCGGGAGAGCGTTCGCGCCCTCCCGCCCCGTACTTTACTTCATCGTCGCGAGCTTCCGGACGAGGTCGTCGCCGTACTGATACGCCGAGAGGTAATCCATCGTGCCGTCCGTCAACCCCGCGCGCTTCTGAAGCTGCGCGCGGTAATCGGGCGCCGTCAGCTTGCCGTGGAATTCCTTTTCCCACTTGCCCGCGTTCTCCTTGCCGGACCAGTACGCGGGGCACAGCTTGCCCGTCACGTCGAAGTGGCGGATGACGTTGCTCGCGGGGATGTTGTACTTCTTCATCAGAGCTTTCGTCAGCGCAAGCGCCCGCTCCACGGCACGCGCGTCCGGCGCGTAAACGCCGTCCTTCTTCGCGTCGCAGATTTCAATGCTGATGCTGTTTGCGTTCAGGCAGCGGCCGTGCAGCGTCCCGCCGCCCGTCTGCGGACAGGACGGGTACTTCTTCCCGCCGACCGCCCACGCAACGCGCAGATCGTCCACGCTCTGCACGATCTCATTTGCATCGACGAAGTAGTGCGCGCTGGTCTTCACGACGTTGCCCGCGTAATACTTGGCGTTGTTCATCGCCGTGTCGCCGTCGTTGCCCGTGTAGTGGATGACGATGTAGCGGATGCCGCTCGCCGCGCGCGTGCCGTCGACGTTCCCCGCGTTTGCGGGATATTTGCGGATATTCACACCGCTCACTCTCCCTTCGCGCTGCCCGCCGCGTTCTGCGTGCCGAAGTAAAATGCGATGACCATGAGGTACACGGTGTTGAATTCCTGCGTCACTTTCGACTGTACTGTCAGCGCGCAGAAGGTCGCCGTCAGCGCAATCGTCACGAGCGACTTTACGCTCAAAAGGTTCGCAAATCTCTTGTTCAATAATTCGTTATTCATAGTGTGTCATCCTTTCTGAAAATCTTGATGCCCGCCACAACGACAAGCTCCGTCGTCCATGCCTTGAACCAGCGTTCCGTCAGCACGTCGGGCGGCGGCACGCCGAGCGCCGTCATGGTGAGCGATGCGACGGTGTACCACGTCAGGCTAAAAATAGCGATGGATATGTACCTGTCCCGCTTTTTCATTCTGCCCCAGTGCTCTTTCAGCTTCTTCATGCCATGCACCACATCCATAGTTCGCGGATGCCCTTAATGGCCACAGCCGCGCCAAGTAGCGAAGCAGCGACCACAATGATGGCAACTGCCACCTCAGCAAAATCATCCATCACGCCACACCTCCTGCGATCAGCCACGCTATGAACGCACCTACCAGCGCCGCAAGCAGCTTGTCCACGATGCTGTCCCATCGTTTCCCCGCCTTGCCTGTCATGGTCTTCACGTCCTCCTTGATCTCTTTGACGTCGCCTTCGACTGTCTCTTGTTTCGTGGCCAAGACCTCGACCGAGGTCACGAGCCTATCAAGCGCCACCTGATGCTCGGTCAGCTCGTTGATCCTGTGCGTGTTGCTCTTGCACCGAGATTCGATCAGCGCGATTGCCGCATCGTCATAATGCTTACCGTTGTCCATGTTCCCCCTCCGTTATCCTGTCATGTCCCATAATTTCGTTTTCTCTCCCCATCCTCATTCAGCACCTCATCCAGCTCCGCATCTTCCAGTGCTGGGAAAAAGGTTCTCGAGAAGAATAATTCCGCATAGGCGGCCTGCCACAACAGGAAGTTAGAGAGCCGCATTTCTCCACCCGTTCGGAGGATGGCGTCCGGTGTCGGGACTTCGCCTGTCAGCGCCACATCTAATTCTTGCTCTGTTCTCGCCCCGTGCTGTACAGCGCGGGTGATGGCGTCTCTCCCGCCATAATCTGCGCAGATTGTCAGCGTCAGGGCGTCACCTTGCTTGGTTTCCTCTTCCATCGTCTCCATGTCCTCTACGAGATCTTTCGCCAGACGATCCCGCCGACCCGCAAAACGCACGCGGATACCACGGGTTACAAACCATTCACGGCGCTCCCGAAAATACCATCGAGCAAGATCCATGATGTGATCTACCTCGCTGCTCTCACGCCCCCAGTTTTCGGTTGAAAAGCAGTAAAACGTCAGCATCTTCACACCGCGTGAGATCGCCCACTCGCAGCAGCGCTCAATAACATTCAGCCCCTGCGCGTGCCCTACCTCTTTTGGCAGTCCCTGTGCAGCCGCCCAACGTCGATTTCCGTCGGCAATGATGGCAAGATGCCTCACAGTGCTGCCACCTCCTCCGTAATGCTCCGGAGCATCCTCTGGGCATGATCGTCACCGGACACCGCGCAGTCTGCCAGATACGCCTGTGCCAAATCACGTGCGGCGCACGCTTCCAGCAGGGTGCATACTCCATCGCCGTCCCGCAGATCATCCATGATCTGATAAGCCACGCCAAGCCCCATGCCATACCGCGCAGCCGCATCCTCCTGACTGCCGGAGGCGTCAGCGGCCATGGCTCCAAGGACACAGGCAGCTTCCATCAGCGCCCCGGCCTTGCCAGCATGGATATGGAGCAAGGCATCCAGCTCTGCTGAGTATCCAATCGCTTCCCACGCCTGCGCCTCTGCCATAGCTGCCGCAGCGCTGGACAAATAGGCGACTGCACGAGATTTTTGCTCCGGTGGAAGATCGGACCCGGCGATTACACCAAACGCCGCCGACAGCAGGATGTCTCCGGTAAGTACCGCAACGGCTTCACCATAGGCAGTGTGCAACGCAGGCAATCCTCTACGCTCCACCGCCCCATCCATGCACGGGAGATCATCGTGGATCAGGGACATGGTATGTACCAGCTCCACGGCTACCGCCATAGGCAGGGCATCCTCCGCGCGTCCTCCAGATGCCTCGCACCAAGCCAAAGTAAGGATAGGACGGATGCGGTGTCCGCCGCTCAGTAAGGCCAGCTCCAACGGCTTGCGCAGATGTTCCGGCGCATTTTCACACCAGTTCTTCAGCGCAACCTCGATCATGTCTCTATACTGCTCCACGGTACACCTCCAAATATTCTGCCTTGCGTGTTGCCCAACTAAAGTCTTTTTGCATACAAGCCGCTCGCTTGGCTACAAGTGCATCTGGGTTTGCATACAAAGCCGTAGCCTCCGACACCGCTCTCACTACACTATCGCGCACCAGCACGGCAATCTCCTCGTCCATGTTGTCCGCCAAGCCACCGTTGAGCGTTGTGATTGGAATACAACCATAGCGGCAAGCGGTTATCGGCATGAGTCCGCACGGTTCTGCAACGGATGGAGATAGGTAATAATCCGCCCCGGCCAGCAGCGGCACCGCCTGCACCGCAGACGGCCAGCGATCCACCCATAGCACGCCATCCTCGCGCGTCAGCTTCGCAAGTTGTGCCTCGTACTGCTTTTCGCCTTTGCCGACAAGCAGTAAAAGCCCACCGCTGTCTCGGATGGTATGCACCGCGTCCAACACGCCATCAATGCCCTTGTCCCGTACCAAACGGCACATCATCAGATAGATGCACTTGTCGGATGGAATTCCATAGGTACGGCATAGCCGCTCCTTGCAAATAGCTTTGCCGGTAAAATCCTCGGCGCTGTATTTTGCCGGGATCATCAACCCTTTTTCCGGTGCAAAGACGGGAGCCAGAATCCCATTTGTAATACCGCGGAAGTTGATATTATCAAGCGTCTGCGCCAGCTTATCATCACCCTCCAGCAGCTCTTTAGCATACGCCTTGGATACCGTTGTCACCGCATCGTAATTTCTAAGCGCGTCCTCGTGCCCTCGCGCAAAGTTCGCCTGATCGATGGTATACACGCACCGGGGAGGGCGCTTTGGCAATGCCGTTAACAGTTCCGGCGCGGCGAAATTGTGGAGCACGTCCGGTGCAACTGCTTCCGTCACCGTGACCAGTCCATCCGGCCAGTGGCGTAAAAGATAGTAGTCCACACCGAACAGACGGCAAACCCGCACGCCATCGGAAAACTGCCTTAGATTTGCAGCCATCCGCGCCCATACACCGTTCCCGTCCGGGCATACAACGGATACGGCATAGTCCTCGGTCAAGGCATTGCCCAGACTATCCACCACCTCCGCGACGCCACTGCGGGCACATCCGCCCAAAATGCTTTCATCACTCACCAGCATCAGCTTTTTCACAGCGGTACACCTCCTACCAAGATCCGCATCAAATCTTTTTCTACCAGAGACTCGGCCATATCGATCGCCTGCTCGACAGTGGCATCAGCCAGCAAGGGGCGGTTTGCGGATGCATCACCGGATAGCAGACCGTTCGCCCAATAGGAGCCGCGCTCCACCCAGATACCAAACATCTCTGCTCGCTCTGCCACCGGTTCCACGGACACCAGCACCGGTGTGCCGCCGTCCAGTCGCTTGGCATGATCTCCAATGTGCCAGTTTTTCAGCTTTTGCCAAAAGCCCTGATCGACATTGTAAAAGCGGTGCTCATGGATTTCGTCGATGGTAGTCTCGTCATCAAAATGATACAGCGTGTGGCTTGGCGACCATATTCCTCTCGCCAGTCGCAGGATGCGGGCAGGGCACATATCGCCGCCAAGTACCATTTCGGTGCCGGTCAGCTCGTCCAACCGCCTCTCCGTCCTATCCGCAAGGGTGATTAAAGTATCACCGGACAAGCACTCAGCTTTGTACTCTAAAACATTTACACTCAGCGAACTATTTGCGACGTCCGTACCTGCTTTAATGCGGAATTGCGTCGCCGGATAGATGCCACTTGCGTGCAATACGCCATCTGAGCTGACGCTGATAGGGTCGGATGGCTGACGGTATGTGCCGCCGTCATATACATATAGTTCTACGTTTGCCAAGTCAGGCGGGCCGGATAATTGCACGTTCATATAACTAACCGCGCCGCTGCCAGTTACCTCTGCTTCGGCTTCAAAATCCACGGTTATTGTATACGCCCTCGGTGTATCCGGCTCAGGCTCCGGTTTTGGGTCGGGATCAGGTTTTGGGTCTGGACCCGGATCAGGCTTGTCCGGTTTTTTGTCGATGGACATTTTGGCGTTGGTCGAGCCGAATTCCAAAGGCAGCGTCGCCCACGCATATATAATGCTGTCGGCATCTAAATGTATATCGCAGCCCCAAATGCCTGTGTCGTCCGCCTGCGTATGACCAATTTCTCCGCTCAGTAACGCATTTGCCGTCAACTCACCGGGAACCGCCGATAGATGAACTGTTACAGATACGGGAATTACAGTGCCGGTAATGTGTTGGTCTCCGGCAGTAACCTTAGTGTTATCAAAAACATAGCCAGTAGGCGTACTTGTGATTGCGGCAACAAGCATTGTTGACTTCGCTGTCTTGTCCTCTGCGATAGTCACCAAGCCTTGTTTGGAACGGAGATTACCTTGTTCGTCCTTATAGCCAAACACTTCGCCAACAGAAACACCGTCCAGCAGCAACGACCCTCTTGTAATCATACGATCACCTCACATATTTCCGACAACTAAGATGACGTCCCCAGGGGAGTATTGCGTGAAATCAATTCCATTTGGGTCAAACGAGCCACTGCCAATATCAATGATTTTGATAGGAGATGCGCCAATATCATCTGGCAGCAGGCGCTTGTCCAGCTTCACCACCTCTGGAACAGGGTGGGTCAGCGTCACGGAGACATTCTTTGCCGCCAGTTCCTCCGCTGTCAGCCCAAAGGCTGCTTTAAGCATTTCCCCGGTGCCGTCGGTGGGGATCAGACCAAGATGCGATTCGCCGCCTTCGGACATTACACCGAGCAGATACCCATATTTCGGCACAAATGATCCGGTGCCAGATTCAGAGGCTGCGAAATCCACATAACTGTCGCCAATTATCGTAGCGGTGACACCATCTACTGTCTCCGTAAATGCAGTGAGTTCCACAGTAGTACCTTTAATGGTCAACCGGTATGTTTCTCCGGCTTTCATCGGTTTTCCGCTGTAGTTTTTTTCGGCACCAATTTCCACAGACACCGCATCCATCAAAATTTCTTCGATGGTTTTCCCCGTAAAGAAACAAGGGCGGTTAGCAATGTACCCAAGATGGTTCGGATCGTTGACCGCATAATCTGCATCGGTCATCCGCACTTTGCCAAGATTGATTTGTGGCATTTAGTTCCCTCCAATCTCTACGCCATACCGCTCAAACATTGCACGGATGGCAGGGTTACGCAGCAGTTTCTTTCTCTGCCCTTGATTAAGGTCGGAGTAAACTGCCTGTAGTGCATCCTTGACCTCCTTGTTATAAGCGACGACGCGATCTCTCAGCTCACTCATGCCGTCACCCCGCTTAACAGCGCATCCAGCGCGTCGCGTAGCTCAGCGTTGTCTTTCTCAAGCGCCGCAATGCGGTCTTCTGGCGATGGTTCGGGCGTGGGCGCTTCTGCCGCCAGCTTTTCCAGCTCCGCGATCTCTTCAGCGGTCATGTCGCGGTAGATGCCGTTTTCACAAATTCTCATGCCGTCTCCTCCATCATCAGCGTCCGCCCATTCAACACGACGAGCAGGCCGTCCTTGTATACTGTTTTTAATGCCATGTGTTCACTCCCTTTAAGTTGGTTTTTTGCCCAAAACCAGCACGCGTATCTTTGATCCGGCCGGGATATGATCGCCGGTTGGATGCACATGCAACGTAATTTTGTCGAACATGCTGCCATACTCATTAGGCCATAGCGGCATCATATCTGGGGAGCTTCCGGAGAATGCCGTGAATGCAGCTTTCTCAGTTCCGAATGTAAAAACGCCGCGACGCCATTCTTTGGTCTTCCAGTTATTGAAGGCTACAATTGATCTATACGGTGTGCTGTTCTGCCCATTTAGCCAAAACCAGAGGCCACCGTTAGTACTGCTTTGCGTATCATCAGCCGGTATGTAAACCCATATACCAACCGCAATGGGTTTATATTGCAGAATGGTATTTCCTTCTGCGTCCTTAGTGATTACCACATCGGTAACCGCTTCGGCTACTGTTAAATCGGCTACTAAGTGCCAGCTCAATTCGCCGCCCGTCGGCATATCCACTGGTTCCCACTTTGTTGGCTTGCCGTCGGTGTCCACCGCTGTGATTTTAGCGATTTGCCCGACCTGTGCGCCGGTTACGTCAATGCCGGGATCTCCCTTCTCCCCTCTCGGGCCGGGAATACCTTGCGGACCTTCTTTGCCCTGTATTCCTTGCGCACCGGGGTCACCCTTTTCTCCTTTCGGGCCAGGAATACCTTGCGGGCCTTCTTTACCCTGTATGCCTTGCGGACCTGGGTCACCCCTTCCGCCCTTGACGCGCCCGAGATTGATCGTGTCCCCGTCCGCCGTGGTCAGGATCAGATCGCCGTCATTGTTGATGGCGTACTGCGGCGGTTGGTCTCCCTCGTAGGTCAGGATCAGGTCGCCATCGTCGTTGACGGAAAACTGATATGCGCCAAGACCGCCGCCTGTGTCGCCCTTCGGGCCCTTGAGATTCACGGTCTGCGGATTCGCCTTGCCGCCGTCGTTCGTCCACGACAAGTCGCCGTCGTCGCTCATACTCGGCGTGAACGTCACGCCGTCCTTACCGGCGGCACCGTCTGCGCCCTGCAAGGGGCCGTTGTTGATGAACTCGCCGGTAATACCGTCGAAAATGTAGATGTCATAGGGCTCTGCCGTGCCCACGCCGTAGGCATCGCCTGCCGCTGCGGTCGCTTTCTGCGCGGCGTCGAGCGCAGCCTTCGTGCCGTAATAGCCCAGCACCTTGAAGCCGCTGCCGGTCTCCCCCTTGGGGCCGATCGGTCCGGTCGCGGCAACGCCCGTGTCGGCAAAAGCGCCCGCCGTGGCGTCCCACTTGAACCAGTTGCCCGTGGTCTCGTCGACGTATGGCATCTTGGAAACCGCCGTCTCCGCATCCGCCGCCGCCCGCAAGACCTCATCAACCCAGCTTTGATAGGCTGCGGGCGGCTCGGTCGTGCCGTTTGCGCTCAGCGACGGTTTGACCACCGTGCGCCACGTCCTGCTCTTGGCGATCACGCCGCCCACGATGTAGGTGAGCTCGGCCATGCCCTCGCCCGCCTTTGCAGTGTCGGCGTTGCTCAGCGTCCAGATCACGTCACCGTTCTCGCTCTTAAGGCTCGCGGGATACGGTGCGCTGTCGCCCTCGCGCAGCACCGTCAGCGTGAAGACGCCCTCGCCGTACAGCCGCGCCCAGCTGTCCGCAAGGCCGCGCCAGACGATCCTCTGCGCCTCGTTCTCTCCCTGATGGCCCAGCGGCAGATACGGCAGCTCGCGCACTTCGATCTCTCTCATACGATCTCGTACCCCCTCTCGTAGCCCTGCGCCGGTTCATGCGTCCTGCCCCAGTAGCGGGCAAAGTTGCCGTAGGCCTCGTTATAGAGCTGGCTCGAATCGGCATACCGGCTGTACTCGCCGTTCTCCGCATCGATCTTCGCCTTGAGGTACAGCACGTACAGCTCATCGTGCGGGGCTTTCACCAGCAGCTCTTCGTCCATGCCGTCCGGATAGCCGGTCGCCATGATCTGCTCGAGCTCTTCCGGCGTCGCCAGCAGCACGTCCGCCGCGATCCTGCCCTCGAGCGCCTTGAGCCATTCGAATTTTTCCTCTTCGGGAAAGGCATTCGGCTTCGCCGTGTCGGCGCGCTGCATCGCTTTTCTCGGCGTCATGTTCTTCTCTCCTCTCTCAATGATGGATAAAGGCGGGC